GAGACAAATTGCGGATTGCGCTCCGTCAGATAGTTCAATGGTCTGATGCCTGTTGGACCGGGGGGTATGCCGGCGATCCAAAAACCCCGCATCCCGCTTGGGATGACGTTCAGGAGGGGAGGAAGTTGATAAAATGAACCGCGAGGAATGGCTGAAAGCTCGAATGTCGGGGATCGGCGGGTCCGAGATGGCTGCTATCCTTGGTGTCTCCCCGTGGAGCTCCCCCGCGGACGTATGGGCCCGGAAGAAGGGACTCATCCCGGAACAGGCTGATAATCTTCGGTTCACCATCGGCCGGAAGTTCGAGGGGCCCATCGCGGAAATCTACGCGGAGCAGGAGGGCGTCAAGCTCCTGAAAGTCGATGGGCTGTACCGGCATCCCACGGCGCCCCTCGTCGGGACCCCGGACCGCCTGATCGTCGGGCAGAAGAAGGGGGTCGAGATCAAGACCGCGGATCCCGCCGTCGCGCATACCTGGGGGGAGGCCGGGACGGACGAGATCCCCCTCTACTACACCACCCAGGTCGCAACGTACATGGCGCTCCTGGGCTACGACGATTGGGATGTTGCGGTCCTTTTCGGGACGAGCGATTTCAGGATCTACCGGCTGCACCGCGACATGGAGCTCGAGAACACGATCCTCGAGACGGCCCGGGCGTGGTGGGAGCGGTACATCGTCGGGAACGAGGAACCGGCGCCGGACGAATCAAACGCCTATTCGGGCTTCATCGCCAACAAGTATCCGAAGAACGTCCTCCCGATGCTCACGGCCACGGAGGAACAGACCGAGCTTCTCTCCCGGGCGTTCGAGGTAAACCTTTCCGTGAAGGAGGGGGAGAAGAAGCTTGCCCTCCTGAAAAACATCCTGAAATCGGAAATGGGCGAGAACGAGGGGCTCGAATCCCCGATAGGAAAGGCAACATGGAAGAAAACCAAGGACGGGGAGAACGTCGATTGGGAGAGCATCGCCCTCGAGCTTGCTGAAATGCTATGCCTTCCTACCGAATTCGCGGTTACAAAGAGGCTTTTCACCAAGACCGTTCCAGGCGTCCGGAAATTCAACCTGTACCCGTCGAAGGCGCTCGTAACCACAATGGAAGGGGGGGAGTGAAGTGGCAAAAGTAAACGTCGAGGACATGGATAATGGCTTTCTGTTTCGACGGGAGGCCGAGGAAGGGGATGGCAGTTTGGGATTCAGCAAGGTCATTGTGGTCGAAGGAAAGGACGAGCGAAAGCTTGGGGAAACCCTGCTTTCCCTGTTCAAGAAACCCCGGAAATCTCCGGTGAGGAAAGGAGCCGCAGCATGAAGTCAGTCGGGCAGGAAGTGGAATTGATCGAAGGGGAAGAAGGTAGCGGGACGGCGCTTGCGAAGATCGACGCAAGCTCGTTGGCCATCCTGAACCGGTCGGAGATCGAGCAGCAAGTCTCCACCGCGAAGATGTACCCCCGGAGCATCAAGCGTTTCCGGGACGAGGCCATGGAGATGGTGACTCTCACCGAGAAGATCGCCGCGGAGTGCATCTACGCCGTGCCCCGGGGCGGGAAGATGATCGAGGGTCCCTCCGCGCGCTTCGGTGAGATCGTCACTTCCGCGTGGGGGAACTGCCGTGTCGGTGGTCGCGTCATCGGCGTCGATGACGAGAACGTGACCGCACAGGGGATCTTTTTCGACGTAGAGCGGAACGTGACTCGAGTGCTCGAGGTCAAGCGCCGGATCACGGACAAGCAGGGGCGCCGGTACAACGCTGACATGATCGCCACGACCGGAAACGCGGCTTCTTCGGTCGCCGCCCGTAACGCAACCCTCTCCGGGATCCCGAAGGCGTTTTGGGTGGATATGTACGATGCCGCCAGGAAAACCGCCATCGGGGATGTCCAGACCCTCTCCAACAAGAGGGCCGAAATGGTCGCCTACTTTCAGAAGATGGGCGTCCTCCCGGACATGATCTGCGCGACCCTCGAGGTCCCTGGGATCGAGGATATCGGCCTGGACGAGCTTGCACAGCTCAAGGGCATGGCATCTGCCTTGAGGGAAGGCGAGGCAACCGTCGAGCAGCTTTTCGTCATGCCCGAGAAGGAGGACAAGGCCGCGGGGAAAGGCACCGCGGGGCTCAAGGCGAAGGTGAAGGAGAAGGAGAAGGAGAAGGAGAAGGAGAAGGAGGAAAAGAAGGCGGCTGCAGCTCACAACGAGAAGGCGAAGGAGAGCCCCGCAGGAGAGCCGTTCCCTGCCGGGGAAAAGAAGCCGGAAACGCCCGAAACCCCCAAAACCCCGGATAAGGCCCCCGAGGCCGCGAAAACGGGGGCCCAGGAGGCCGCAGGATCGACGAAAGAGAACGGAGCCGGGGGAGAGTCCGGCATGGTTTCCGCGATCGCTGCCATCCTCCGCGGAGCAAAGAACACCACCGAGCTCGACAACGCATGGCGCCGGGAAGTCGAGGGCGGGAACCTTGAGAAGATCGACAAGAAGAAGCTTGCGTACGTCTACCAGGAAGTCAACGTGAAGCTGCGTAACGGCTGATGCTCTGCCCGTACTGCTTCGACACGTTCGAGGAAAAGGACAGGGCTCCCTCTCTCACCGGGGGGGAGCCCTGCGTCCCTGCACATTGCTCCAAGGCTGGCTGTTTCCTCGAGTGCCCCGAGTGCGCGGATTGGCTCGAGGCGATCTCTACGGGCGGGATCTACGCGGAGAAACTGCAGGAGGCGAAGGCGGCGCCTGTGAAAAACAAATGGGAGTGGATCCTGTCTCCCGATGATATGACCCTTGGGGAATTGAAGGGTATCGAACGGAACAGAACAGCCGAAAAGAAAAAATACAAAGACCGGTGGGATCTATCGAAAGAGAACAGGGAGAATTGGGACAGGAATTCCGCATCGGCCGCGCGGGGGGAGCTGTCCATGGCGAGAAGGCTCAAGCTTCCATGGAAGGGAGAGCTTGCCGAAACGGAGAAGGGGGAAAAAATACAGCCGGATCTAAGTAATTTTTACGAGGTTCGTACGGTTCGCAAGGCTAACGGGATGCTCAAGGTGAGCAAGTATGACAAGCACCATCTTCCGTTCATCCTGGTATTCGACCAAGCCCCACGATTTACAGCCCTTGGATGGATGTACGGGAAGGAGGTAGCAAAACCTGAAAACCTGAAAGCCCCAAATCCGAATCAGCCGGAAGCCTATTTCGAGGTTCAAGAGAATCTGCACCCAATGGACAAGCTGCCGCCGATCCCCGACAAGATTCCCTCGAAACCCCCCGCTTCTGTCAGGGCGACCGAAGCCCCGAAGCCGGCCCCCGCCCAAGGAGATATACCATGGTGATCGCGCCCAGGTGGAGGATCGGAGAAGCCCACAAGAATAACTGCTGTGCGCTTCACGGGTGCAAATGGTCCGAGAAGGATTGCCCCGTGGTCGCCGGCACGGTGCGCCCCGGGCCGTGTCCGATCTGCTTGGGGGTAGACGATGATCGGCCCACGACGGACGCCTACATGGCCGCTTGCAGGGCCCTTTGGAAACACCGGGAGGGAGAGGAAAAGCTGGCCGCGGCGAACAAGGCTCTCGCCACAAAGAACAAGGAGCTCCGGGACACGATTCGCCTACTCAGGAAACGCGCCGCCGCCGATCGACGGAAGCAGACGAAACACTTCTAAAAGAAGAAGGGGGCCGAAGCCCCCTCCCTCCCACATTCACCAGCGAAGATTATATCACGTTCCCGGGGGAGGCGCCGCCGGGGTGTTCGCCGCGATCGCCGCCGCGACCGCCGCTGACTTCGCCTGAACCTCCGCTGCCAAGGCCGTTGCCTTGGTCTTGTCGCCGGCCGCGTCGAGGATCTGCGCCGAAAGACCGTTGAGCAGCGCGATCACCGAATCGTCCAGGCTGGTGTTCTCGTTCACGGCCACTACCAAAGCATCCATTTCCACCGACATCGCTACTTCCCTCCCTTTGCTCTCCCGAAGCATTTTCAGGATCGCGTCAAGTTTGTTGGTTTCCTCCGACGCCGAATGAACGTACACATCGAGCCGCATGGGGCCTCCTTCCTGCTACTTCTTCCCCTTCTCATGGCATCCGTGACAGGTGGTAATAGCCCTTTGATGGTGCATAGTGGTAATTCGGATTCGATCGAGTTTCAGTTGGTGGTTTTGTTCATTCAATGCGTCTTTTGCTTTCTCGAGATTTATTTTAATATCTGCAATGTCCTCTTTCATTTCCGCTTGGTTCGCAATTACTGTATTTTGTTTTGTTACTACTCTTTCCAGGCTTAGGCTTGTGGTTTGCTCCCGTCTGGCATAAAACCCCATCGCGGAAAGCACTCCCACAACGAGGATCGGCAGGAGCCATTGATTTAGCCGCTGTATTCCTGATGGAGTCCTTCGATCGGCACGGCGTTCGTGAGACATCAAGAGGCTCCTTGTCCGGTTATTTTGCCATGCCGCCAACGAAACCGATGACGATCCCGAGCGCGATCCACTTCCCCGCCGCCAGGATCCGCTGATACCAGGGGCCGGCTGCGACCTTCACCGCCTGTTCCCCCGCCTTCCGGGTTTCCTCGAGCTTCACCTGGGCGTCCCGGACTTCCTCATCGAGCTCCACGATCCGTTCCTCGAGGATCACAGCTCGTTCCTCGCTCGATTTTACCGCACCCTTGGCCGAGTCAACCGCTTGCTGGCAATCTTCCAGGGATTCGAGATCCCGGAGTATCCGTTCTCCGTCCGGTGCAGAGAAGCAGATTGAGGGCGCCACGGGGAGATCGGCCGCTCCCGCGACCGGAGACATTACCAGGGCGAAAATGAGAATAATCGTCCATCCTGGGGCAAATTTGAGGGTCATCGGGTTTTAGCCTCGTATCCGAGCGCCCGGAAACGCTCTATGAGCTCCTTGTTCCCCTTGGGTGGGACCCATGGGGCCCCCATCCGGTCGAGAGCCGCATGGAACAGCCTGATTTCGCTGTCTCGCTGTTTCGTGAGCGATTCGATCTTCGATTCGTACACCTTTTTCGATGCCGCCGTGTCCCGCTTGTAGGCATCGGCCCACCCCTTTGCCGAGTTCAGGTATTCCCTCGCCGTGCGCCTCGAGGAAATTCCATCGGCTGCAGAGCTGACGGCAATCACCAAGAGTAAGACAATGATGATCGCAAGGAGCCGGTTCGAGTTCGCCCAAGTCCACAATTTGCCTCCCATGACGCTTCCTCCGTTCTCCTATGCTCCGAAAATGCTGACCTTGGCCGTCCGGTAGGTATACGCCCCCAACGAGCCGGTGAAGAATCCGCGAATCGCGTTTTCCATGATGGTACTCGTCGATTGTTCCAGCACGACACAATAGAAGATCCCGACGAGGACGGGGAGGAATGGTAATAGCCGCGTGGAGAGAGCGCCTGGGACTGTTTCGGGGGATCCCTTCTCTCCGGTCGGACCCGGGATCCAATACTTCACAAGTTGAGTCACCAGGACGGCCAGCGCGACCCCGCGCAAGGTGACATATTGCGCGATGACGGGCAGTAGATCGGTATAGTCCATCAGGGCTTCACCTTCGCCGGCCACTTGGCGCGGAGCCAATCCGCAAGCTTCCCTTTGCCGTTTTCCCGGATCCACCACGCGGATCCGTACAGGAATCCGGCCATCACAAGCAAGCCGATCACCTTCCAATACCAGGCTACCTCCATCGTGCCCTCCCTTTCTGGTTTAACGGTTCGCTACTGAGCAACCCGGAGATTTAGGGGGTTGCCCGGATTCACCAAAGGGACCGCCCACCCATAGGAAGGGCTCCAAACGGATCGGTACGGTTGCCCTGTGTTGTCAAGGGCTCCGAGCTCCGTCCTCACCCGGAAGGAATGTGGCGTCCCTTTCGCGCCAGGAGAAGGGATGACCCAGGAATTTCCAGAGAACCGCCCGGACGCCGCGGTATTGTCCATCTCTACGTTGTAAAAAACTCCTTGCGCTTCTGTCCCGATCACCGTGTTATCGGTGTATTTCGTCACGGGATCCCACGAAAGGGTGAAGCCTGAAAACAGCACGAAAACTGCGGCGAGTAACAGCAAACGCTTTTTCATAATACCTCCATGTCCCAGGAATTGATGACGCTCCGCTCGAGGAAGTCCAGCGTCCGGGAAGTCCATCCCGCCAGATACTTGAGAGACACCGGGCGCTTCTTCACCGCTCTTATGTAATATCGAATCCGCAGGAGGGCGTACTCCACCGCTTGCCGATTCGGGATTTTGTGCTCCGCGCTGAACATGAGAAACTGCTTGGCCGCGGAAGGCCCGGGGTTGACACACGAATCGAAGTGGATCCAATCCACGGGCGAGGGGAGATCGTTGCAGCCATTGTCTACCCACAGGTTATGATAGAACACTTCCGCTTGGGGCCAGGACGGAGGATTGCCGTTCACCCACATTTCCGGGTGGTAATGACGGGAGATCCCGTACTGCGTTTCACCCCCCGGATCGTCCGGATCATTGTCCTTGAATCCTTCCCACCCCCGAAGATTCGTGAGCGCCGATTGGAACGTCCCTTTCATTTTTCCCCCCATTCGATCCGCTTCTGGAATTCCGCGTATTCTTCATCGTTCAGGTCGGGAGTATATCGCTCGATCGCCGCATTATAGGTTTCCTCGAGCTCGTTCCGTTCCTCCGGGGTTGCGATCTTCCAGACCCGGATCTTCTGATCCATGGTGAGCCGCGTGAACCGCATATCAAGCAGAGTCCGGTCGGCTTCCTTGTCGATCTTGTCGAGCTGTTCGTCCGAGAGGGCGTTGAGCTTTTCCTTCATCCCGTCAGGGAAATCACCCCATTGTTTCCCCTTCCGGAGCATATCAACAGCCTTGCGTTTCAGGTAGTAGTATTCCCGCTCCTTCTTCTCGAGGGGCCGGTCAACCCGGGGGGAGAGCTCCTGTACGAGTTTCGCCGCCTTGGATTTGTACGGGTAATTCGACATCCCGATGGATTGAAGCGTCGAATTGATGACGGCCCCCGCGAACGAATCCCCGGCGTTCTCCTTCACGATCCCTTGGGCCGGAATCGGTATCCAAGATTTGAGAATATCCTTGGCCGCGTCCAACAGGTCAACCTTCTTCCCGTAGAAGTCCCGGCCCGTCGCCACTTCGGCAACCGGACGGCCCCACAGGGGGTTTAGCCGGTGATACCAAAAGCTCCGCGGATCCGCGAACAGGTGCGCGATATCTCCCACGACCGACCGCGGGGTATACTCCCGTCCTCCGATGAGGACGCTGAAAGGCTTGTCAAGGTGGATCTTCTTGTCATCCCCGAAAAGTAGATTGATGATCTGCGCCGTGGTCGCCATGAGAAGGGCGCCGCGGAGAAGCGCGTAGAGCTGCTCCCGCCCGTAGGGTTTTGCCGCCTGTCCGGCGAACCGGAGCCGCGCCTCGAGGAAGTCCGGAGCCAGGAGTCCGATCCGCAGGGCATCCTGAACCGTCGGGTTCCGGCCGAGATACTTGTAATTCTGCTCCCCGAAAGCCGCGTTGGATTGCATCGCCACGTTCTCGAGAAGCTGATCCCGGGTCAGGGTCCCGTTGGCAAGCTCCTTCTCGAAATACTTTTCCGCGCGTTCTACCGCGTGTTCGTACATCGCCGCCTTCAACCGTGGGATGTAGTCTTGGAACAGCCATTCCTGATACCAGCGGAGCCCGTCGCCCAGGATAGGGACCTTGTGCCACAGCCCCCCCGAGGCAAGCCCCTCCCCGAATTCGTGCAGGGCGTTGTGGTTATAGAGCATGAGCCCGTGCTCCACCCCTTCGCGGAGAAGGGGGCGCCGGTCGAAATTGATCTTTGGGGCCCGGAAGGGGTTTACCTTGTGGAACAAGGCGTGTTCCCCGACATGGAACTGATGGAACGGTCCGATGAGGATGGTGCCCTTGATGAAAGCCCCGGCCCGTAGTGCGGCTCTCCCGGGCTGCGTCCCACCGATCACCGGGACCTTCTCCGGGATAGTGAAGGACGCGATCTTGGACCGTCCGACGAGGGCATTGATCCGTCCGTACGCTTCCGGGTGGATCCACATATTGCCTTCGAGAAGGATGGGATTCCCCTCCGTGTCCTTCCCGATCCATTTCCACTTGCGCAGGGCGGGGTGGTCGAGGAACTTGTACCCCGTGGTGTCCGTCCCGTTGGGCTTAGTATTCGGCTTGATGAGGAAAGGCCGCTTCTCGTCCTCGAGGGTCGCCCGGTTGATGTAGTGCCCGGAGCCCCCCACGACCACGGAGGGTCGCCCATCTGCTTCCTTGGACCCCATCATGGCCTTGAGGGCCTTCCTCGAGGCGATCGCGTGTTGGATCGACCGCTCCGCGGCGATCACCTGGTAGCCGATCCGCTTGTCCTTCGGAGTGAACCCCGCCGCCTCGCCGTCGAAATAGGTCTGGAAAACCTTCTTCATTGCCTCGCGGGGCTTCGTGTTGAGGACTCCCGCGTTGACCTGGGCCATGAGCTTCCGTCCGGCGCGGTCCGGACGGACCCATTCCCCCCGGACGTAGTTCTCGACGTACGCCTCGAGGATCCCCGCGTCCGCGGCCATTTCCCAAATATCGTCGTACCGCTGCCGGAATCCGTCGGCCCACCCCTGTTCCTCCGGGGTGAGGGACATGGCATCCTCGTACCCTTGCCGGAACTGCGGGGGGGATGCTGCCGCGCGCCGCCGCAGGAGCTCCATGTCGCCCCCGGCTTGCATATAGTTCGTGATCGCCACTTGCGTTTCTTTCTTCGGGATCCTCTCGTTGATCTCCCGGGCCGCTTCGGTGAGCTTGAAGTCGATTTCCTGCAGGGAGCCCGTGTACTTCCCGATGATCTTCTTCATCGTTCCGAATTCGGTGGGCTTCATGTACCATTCCGAGAGCTCACGCACCGCGTCAGCGACGGGCCGCAGGGCTGACACATTGAGGAATCCAGCCTCATCCCCGAGGCGCCCGGGAAGCCCCGCCTTCGTCGCCGCGGGAGGATTGGCCGAAACGACCGGACGATTTGCCGTGATCGCCTCGAGGGTTTTGATCCCCTCCGGGCCCGTCGGAACGAACACCCGCGTTTCATAGGCGATCCGCTCCGTGAAGGCTCCATGCTTTTTCAATTCGGGGATGTATTCGTAGTCCGGGCCCACAACTTCAATCCGGTAATCCCCGGCAACCTTCCGGCGCTTGATCTCCCACCCGTTTGCCAGCTCGACGGTGTACCCGTGTTTCAGGACGTTCGCGTGGAGCTCCTGCGGCGTCATCTTCACGGCAGTTTGCGAGGCCCCGAGGTTCCGGAGCGTCTCGTTCACATCGGAATCGTTCAGGAGCCTTCCGATGAACCGCTCCCCCTCCGAGGTCTGGACCCGCATGATCCGTGGGTGTCCGACGAGCCGATCCCAAACCGGAAGCATGGCGCCGGTAATCAGGTGTTCCCGATGCTTGATCTCCGGGGGCGTTGCCGCGATTTCCTTGTCCCACAGGGCTTTCGCTTCCTCGCCCGTCAGCTTCTTGTACTTCTCCGGAGTCATATCCTCCACGGGGATGTTGTGCCGGCTGTAGTCGATCGCCGTCAGGCCGTGGACGTTGCGAACGTCTCCATGCTTGTCGGTGTACGTCCTTGAAACGGAGGATGCGTATATCCTCCCGCTCTTGATGTTCTGGACGTACCCGCCCCCCGCGTGTTTCTTCGTCTGATCGAATTTCAGGATGTAGGCGTCCTGGGTGACTTCGAGCTCAATATGCTTCGTTTCCGCGCCGGACTTGTCGGTATAAACGGTCTGCTCCTGCAGTTTCTCGACCTTCTTCGCCCGGAGCGTCTCGAGCCCCTGATCCAAGGTCCCGTCCTCGACCGCCCTCTGAATCTGCTTGTCCATCCGTTCCGAGAACAGGTCGAAAACCTTGTCCTGCATATCGACCGTCATGGAAAGGAGCCGGTTGAGGAACGAGGTAATTTCCGGCATGGTCGCTGACAGGTTCCCCTTGTCATCGAGGATCTTCAAGCCGGTCGCGTTCTGGAAATCGTGAATGTCCATCCCCGCCACGTTTCGACGGGAAAGATCCTCGATCAAGTTCCGGAGCGCCGCGGTCGCGTACTGACTCTCGAGGTTATCCCGCTGCGCAAAGAAGCCCTGCCCTCCGGATTGCCGCTGGCCCCGGGTGAGGGCCCCGAGCTGATCGAGGCGACGGGCGATCGAGGAAATGAACCGCTTCTGCCCCTTGATATCCGTCGTGACGAGGACATACTCCGGAGCTTGTTTCTGGCTCGATCGGTGGGTCCGGCCGAATCCTTGTATGGCTCGATCGGCCCTCCATCCGGCTTGCAGGAGGTAGTGGCGTCGAAGCGCCTGGTTCTTGATCCCAAGGTCGGCGTGGTAGCTGCGCCCCGTGCCCCCCGCGTAGGAGAAAATGAGGATCTGCTTCTTCCCCTTGGCGAACAGGTCGGCGTCCTGCGTCGATTTCGAGGTAGACCACTTCTCCACAATCTTGTGCGTCCCGGTTTCGTCCTTCCCCATGACAACCCGCCGCTGCCGGCCGGTAACTTCCGCGACGAGATCCGTGCCGAAATGGTTCAGAAGCATCTCGAGGGGCCCGTCGGACACCTTGATCGACCCGAGCTTGTCGAGAAGCATCTCCCGGAGGGCTACCGCTTCGGCGTTCTCCACAGGGGCGCCCTTCGAGTCGAGAGCGATTTGCGATTGTACGTTCCCGTTTTCGTCGAGATACTGCTCGTACTGCGCGACCGGGAAGGAGTTCTTGACGTACTCCATGAGCTGCTCCCGGGGCGTCATGTCGAGATCCTCGAGCTCCATATCTTCCTCGAGGCGCGCGAGAGCTCGTTCCTGGGCGGCGGCGTTCGTGTTGACGAGCTGCACGACGGCAGAATGGCCGGCCTTCAAGTCCTTCTCGATCGACGCGATTACCGAGGGGGTCTGCATCGAGGTAATCACCTGATTGAAAAACCGCTGATGCGCACCCCAAAACGCTGACATGGCCGCTGATTTTGCCCGGGAATTCGGCTTCCCCCGATCGTTCCCCGAGGTAATTTTCAGGGCTGCATGGACGTTCTGCAGGACCCCCTGCCATGCCGTCGCAAGCTCGTCGTAGGCGTTTTTCTGCTCCGGGGTGAGGGGATGCTCGAGCTTCTCGTACGAAACATCGTCGTAGGACAGGGACCGCGCGAGATAGTTCCCCATGGCCTTCATGTCCCGGGCGACCATCTCCATGGCCGCGATGCCCCCGGCGCTGATCTTCTCGATGAAATCCCGCTTGTTGGCGAACGGAGTTCCCTCGCCCCACAGCCCGAGGCGATCGGCGTAGGAGAGGTTCGTCACTTCCGTCGCGCCGGTCGCGGAGACGTACAGGACACGGGCGTTTGGGAGCTTCGCTTGGAGATCCACGCCGGCGAGGGCCTTCTCCGAGGGCTTGGACATACCCATCTTACCCAACATGGCGAGGGCGTTCCCCATGTTGTGCGCCTCGTCGAACACGATCACGCCGTCATAATCCGGTCCAAGCCAATCTACGATTTGCTCGAGGCGGGATTTCCCCGCGACGGCGCCGGCGATCTTCGTGCGAGGTTTCGTTTTCAGGAGGTCGTATCCGAGGAAGGCGATCCCTTCCTTTGCCTGGATCGGGGCCCCAAGCTTGGTTTTCGAGAAGTCGAATATCAGCTTGGGGTCCCACCCGATTCCGTTCACATCCCGCTTGGCATCGTCGATGAGGGGGGAGTTCTGCGAGATCCACAGAGCCCGTTTTCGTCCCTGGTTCCAATTATCGAGAAGGACGCCGGCGATTTCCCGGCCCTTGCCTACGCCGGTTCCGTCTCCGATGAAGTACCCCTTCCGGTATGGCACTTCGACGCCGTTGAGAGCCCGGGTCCCGGGGAGCATCTCGCTGTGGGATTGGCCGGCGTAGATGATGGACTCGAGCTGCGCCTCGCTCAACTTCCCGGAAGTGATGAGCTCCTTCGGTAGTTTCGGGCTGTAGGTCGCGTCCGGGGGCTCTACAATCGACATGGCCGCGGATTCGACGAGCTTTCCTGGATGAGTTTTCGCCCCCGGGACGAGGGCCTTCTGTGGGCGGTAGTTCTCGAATACCGAGTCGGAAAAATCCTCCCCGGCAAGCTTCGTCGCTGCTTTTTTTACATCGAGCCCTTCCGGGGCATCGACGGGTAATTCGACGCTGACGGGAGGCTCAACTTGTGCTCCACTTCCCCCAAGATCGACGCCGCCAACTGCTCCGGGCTCTGCCGGGGCTTCGGCGCCAGCTCGTTCGGTTCCCCCTGCGCGTTTTCCTCGAGGAACTTCTGCGCGTTCTCCGGGCTCCACGACAGCATCCCGTCCACCGTGAGCTGCAGCTCCGGGCCCCTCGACGGGTACAGGCCCCGTTCCAGGGCGAGGCTTGCCAACTGCAGGGAGTACAGGTACTTCGGGTCCGGGACTTCCTTGAGGGACGCCAGCGCCAGCTTGCACCGGCGATTCAGGAGGCTTCGGTTCTGTGGCAACTTCTCCTGTTGCAACGCTTGGTCGGCCATTTCGCACCCCCTGGAGCAAGCCGATCAGATCCTCGATCCGATCAACGTCTCCGGTGATGGGGCCCCCCGCCTTCACGATGCCGGCCCCGATTTTATCAATGACCAGGACTCTATTATCGAACGAAGTTCCGTACTTTGTATATTCTTTTCCGCTGACCCCGACATTCGCCTTCACGGTGTATTCGTCGCTGATCTTCTTCCACCATTGGCCGAAGGTGGGAGCCCCCGGGGCCATCCCGCGGCCTACGATCGCCACAAGGCGCCCCCCAGGGGCGAGGCGCTTCAAGGCTTGCTCAACGTGCCGCGCCCCCGTCATCGTCTCCATCTTGTCGCCCATCCTGCCGGCCGTGGCCGAGAAGGGGGGATTCATTACCACGACGGTCGGGACCACATCCTTCGGGAGCACGTTATTGAGCTGCTCCGCGTTCTCCGTGAACACCTTCTCGAATCCGAGTTCTTTCAGCATCTCCGCGCGGCGCGGGGAGAGCTCGTTCACGATCACCTTCGCGCCGGCGTTCTTCCCGAATATAGCGAGGCCCCCGATCCCGGCCGAGGGCTCGAGGTAGGTTTCCCCGGGCCGGATGTTCGCAACCCAATTCGCCGCGAATCCGAGGGCGGGAGGGGTCGAGAACTGCTGGAAGGCGTCCATTTCTCCCGTGCGCTTGGTCTGCGTCGGGAGCTTTGCGACGAGATCCCGGAGGGCCCCGATCTGCTTCACGGCTTCCGGCGCGCCGATCCGGGGATCCGTGACCATGGACCCCTCGATCGCCTTGTTGACGCCGAGCTCCATCGCGTCATAGGCGTCCTTGACGGTGTACTTCCCCTCCGCTTGCGTCCCGCCGTGCGCCTCGTCGGCCATCCGGAACAAGTCTTTCGATTCAAGGGTGATCCCCGATTGGATATGCGCCTTCACCCTGCCGGCGATCTTCGCCGCGGCCGTAAGTGCTGCGGGGGTTGCCGCCTGTTCCTCATCCGGAGGAAGCACTTCTGGGATAATTGCCTCGCTCGTCGCCTTCTTCGGGAACGGAACAACGTCCATTTCGCGCAGCTTTGCGATCAATTCGGACTTGGCATCGAGGGCTTCCGGCGTCCGATTGGTGGGCCCGTACTTCCCGAGGTATTCGTCCCAAAGTGCCTTCCGGGCCGGTTCGGCGTTCTTCATCAACTGAAATAGGAGCGAATTCAGCCCGTCCTCGCGGTTCTTTGCCGCGGGGGAGGCTTCCTCGATCGGGACCGCCTTCACGCCGGCGCGGGTCGGGATGATCGCCGCCTTCTTCCAGGTGACGGCAGGGGGCTCCGCGGCTTTCGTTTCCGCAACCTTCCGGGCGTAGGCTTCGGCTGCGGTCTTTTCCCCCTTCCGGGGGTCGATGACGAAAGAGCCCACTCCGGGGTCCTCGTTGAACATGGGGATGGGTCCCAAGGGGCTTTCCTGGATCCCGCTGAATACCACGTTCGGGCCGAGCTTCGAGGCTTCGGCCGCGTAGTCGGGGGCCGCGGGGGCGGGAGGGGGCTCCGGTTTCGTCAGACCCGCCGCTTCGGTGACGATCGCCCCGGGCTTCCGCGGTTCCGGGGGGCGTTCGGCCCGGGCCTTCTCGAAGGAGACAACCGATGCCGGCTTCGGGGCGATCGCCTTCGGAGGCTCGATCACGACCGGAGCCGGGGGCGCGCCCTCGATGATCTCCTGCTTCCGCTTCTCGAGCGCATCGAAAGAATCGTGCCAACGGTTCATCCGGTCGGTAACTTCGAGCCGCGCCATGGTCCCTTCGGCCCCGGTGATCGACTCTTTCTCCTTGTAATCCTTGGCTAAATCGTCGAGGTTCGCCTGGACCGCGGCGAGATCCTTGTCCACCGTCTCGAGGTCCGGGACCTGATCCTCGCGGAAAGAGGACCGCATCGGGCGATCCGCGGCCCTTCTTTCGCCCCGTGGAGGCGTTACAACGGACGCAGGGGCGGGGGGAGCCTGGGGCTCGACCTTGGGCGCGATCGTAGCAGGAGGGGCTACAGGGGCTTCGGGCGGGGGTGTTTCGACCGGCACGGGCGTTTCTGCCGGTGGAGTCGCGTATTTCCCTCCCCCTCGAGCCTCGTATGCCTTTTTCCATTCCTCCGGTCGGATCCGGATGATATCGGCTTCGCTCATCCCGGAAGCCTTCATCTGATCGACGGAGGACAGGACGAGCCCCCGCTCCGGGATCGTCAGTTTGCGATACCAGGTGGACTCGAGGACGGGCTTCGGGATCCGGCCGAAAGCCTTCCCCATCCCCGCGAGAATCGGTGCGCCCTCGAAAGCCGTTGCCGTCGCCGCGGCCCATATAGGAGATCCGGTTTTCTCGAATACCGCTTCCGCGGCGATATCCCCGGCGATTTTCGGGGCCGAAAGGACTTGGTTGATGCCCTCCCGGTACTTTTCCGCGCCCTTCGGAAGAACCGCCTTCCAGACAGGCTCCATGGGAGCCGCTTCCGCGACGGCCCTGTACGCTTCCGGGATGAGTTCCGGTTTGCCGCCGATGACAGCGGCCGGCGCGGCGAGAGCTGCCGCACCACCCGCTGCAATCCCCTGAACGATACCCTTGGAGAGATCGACCGCCGAAGCCGCGGCTCCCGTGAAGGCTGCGCCCGGGTCCTCGAGGGGCACCATGCCGAAGGCGTCCGGCTCCATGATCGCCCCCGGGGTGGTCGCCGTGCCGGCTTTCTTCCCCGTGACGAGATCCCATACGTTCATCGCCGCTTCGCCGGCGCGGTCGAGGATCCCCGGGTCGTACGGGACTCCACCGGCCTTGAGGGCTTGATCGTACGGAGTGACGGCAGGAGCGTCTACAGGGACTCCCCCTGCTTTCAGGGCGTCATCGTAGGCGCTCATTTCACCCTGTTCCCCGCGGCGTCGAATTCCTGCACCGTGCCGTCAGGCATCTTCACCTTTCTCGTCGCACCAGCCAACGCCGCACGGGGATTCCTGGCGCTCTTGGTGACTCCCTTCGGGAACAGCTTTTGCCGTTCTGCGGAAACCTGTTCGATCGTCGGAGCCTTGTTCCCCTTCTCCCCGAGGGATTCCTTGGCGCGGCGCTCCTGAAACTCGAATTGCTTCTCGCCTGGACGGGGCCCCCCGCCCTTCCCCCCGGGCCCCCCCGCGCCGGCCATTGGCTTCCCTGCGCCCCTGATGATCGAGCCCGGAACCTTCTCCACGATCCGGACAGTCCCGTTCGCGTCCGTGACGAGCTGCGTTTTCGGGGGAAGCTTCGCTTGCCCGTTGTAGAGGGCGTCGGCAACATCATCCGGAAGATTGTTCTTGTCGTACGCCTTCGTTTCCCCGTCGATCGTCAGCTCGACGATAGACGCGCCCTTGTCCGGAGCGTTCAACTGTTTCTGTAGCCCCGTCAGGTCCTTCACCTTCCACATCGGCATATTCGGGTCGAGTCCGTACTGATTTTCCCCGATGGGCTCCGTCTCTCGCTTGTTCTTCAATGCTGTGTCTGCCGCGATCGCGTCCCTGGACCGTTGCGCCGCCTTCCGTTCCTCGAGGGAGCCCATGTAATACTCGTTCCGCTGCTCCGCGGCGGTCCTCCGGTCCTCCCGGGCGAGGGCGTGTTCTTCGGCCGTCTGTGAAAGGAGGGTATCCTTCCGCTTTGCCTCGAGGGCCTTCTCGTACGCTCCCACCCCGGCAAGT